CTTTCGACAGGCATCGATGATAATTTCCTGATGAAAATGGTAAACCTCTTCCCCATGCAGGGAGAGTTCCATTAATGCAGTATTAACATTATCTTCTGTTATTTCCTGCGGAGCTGGACCTTCTTTCGTCCAGTAGGGCATCTCTAGGATAGTATCTAGAGAAAGGGGAGCAACATATCTTCCAAGCCGCTCCTCAAATCGAAATCCTCTCTTCAAAAAGGTAACTTCAGAGAGCTTCCGATAAGGCACTAACGTCTCACTTTTAAGTTCATCAGTGTACGTCAAACCTATTGTAGCCAAAGCTTGAGTCAGAGTGATCTGATTAAACCAAGGCACAATAACATCAGAGATTGAGTAAACACCATCATCCCCATAAGTCTGTATTTCTACAAAATCACGGAAAAATTGGAGTCCATGCAAACCCTGGGGGTGTAGCAGAACATAACCATATTGCACATACATTTCATGGATTATACTGTTAATAATAACAGTAAGTGGATGACCACTAGGCAAACTTTTGATCCATTGAAGGAAACTTCCTTCAAACAAATGAATGGAGTTCACAACATCAGACCAAAGGGTAGTACGAATCAGTCTATTTTCATTACCATCATTATACCAAGCACATATTACTGCAAGAACAGCCCAAAGAAATTCAGCAATCTGAGTTTTATCAAAGCCGGAAAAATCACCTGCTACAACTGCAGCAAAGCGATTTAATTTCTTAGCTAAGACATTCCAATCCTCAGATCGAGGATTGATACCGACACAAGTTCCAGTGATAATTGAGTTCTCCATCAGGAACATGGAAAAATCAAGGAAAAACATTCGCACCGCTATAGAGTAATCCAACGAACAACCAGAAATGCTCCTGGTCTTCATTGCATTAGCCTTTTCAATAGGACGACGTTCATCTTTTGGAAAATCGACATAAGGATGAAACAATCTAATACCTTTCCGAGCGTTTTCAATTATATTCATCACCTTTGCCTCAACCTGTTTAGCTTGGGGAGTATGAATATCATGTGGTCCATCAAGACCAAACCACCACGTCTTACCAGGAAATCCAGGGGGCTTTTGCAAGACCCATGGGTAACCCGGAGAAGTAGTTCGATCAATAGAATCACAATACTTTGTACCAATATCACCACAAACAGCCATCTCAAAGGTGAAAACCATAGGTTCCCTTCTTTGAGAAAACTTGGCTACATTGACATAGTGGCTACTTAAATTGGCAACAATAGCATCAATAATATTTGGATCAACACGACAATTACCGGCACAATAACCAGATAATCCAACCATACGCGGGTCAACGATAATATCGTTAACCAGGCGTGGTCGGAGATAAGCTGGCTTTGTTCGTGCAGGACCCCAAGCACCATACAATTCGCTCCTAACAATTTTTGTCTTGCCAGCAAGACTAACAGGAAATTCAGCACCATGCAAAGGAACCATATTAGCATTAAAAGGCTTTGAATCCAATTGGGGTTCCATTGTAACCTCTTTAGGAGCACAAATCTGATCCTCAACAGAAAATAGCCCAACTACTTCATCAATCAATTCCTTATTCAATGCAGCAGCTAAACCCTTATTGTTGCCATCTCCGGCAACATGCATTCCTAAAATTTTACCTGGATTAATTGCTTTATTATTCAACAACAGTGTAGAACCACAATCACCATTCATGGTGGGAAAGGGATATAAATATCCCACATCCACACGCCAGTAATTATCTCCATTACCAACTTTATGACCACGAATCACACTAGCAACACCACTATTAATACGCCATCCTCTATCATCCTCAAGGACAATCAGATGGCAAGTCTTATCAAAGGGCTTATCAAGTACTTTAATATCAACAAACATATTAGTAATATCACCATGTTGGTGAACCCTATTAGGAGCTAAGAAAACAGCAAGATCCTGATTCTTCAAAGAAACACATTCCCTGACATTAACTAACTCACGAACAGTCAGTTTATATCCTTGTGACACCCAATCATTCCGAAGAGTAATCTCTGTCTCCAAAGTACACTCACCATCTTTAATGCTCTTCTGAAAGAAGCTTACATAATGGTGAGGATAAATGGCAATGCGCCCTTTAATAAAGAGAATAGATCCAATCCTACTCTCTTTCCAAGGAACAACAATACCATACGTACTCTTCTGCACTAGACGTCTGGCCATCTGAATTGAATTCAAATCACCTCCACCTTGTTTAACCCATTGCTGTTCAGCAGTAGGCTTCATATCTACTCTGGTCGTACCAGATTGGGGAGAGAAATGATATTCAGCAGGGACATGTTCTTTCCGAGCACGTTGCTGATGTTTT